CTTAAACAAAAATTTACTAGCCATTTTAATCTTAATTAATAATAAATTTTTAAATATTAAACATATTAAAAGTAATCGTATTTATTAGGTGCATTCGTTTTTTTAACCTCTCTCATTAATCTAGTTATATCATCTTTATCTATTAAATACCCATATTTAATTAAAAAACATTCCAATAAATCAATATTTTCCATCAATTTATCTATACCATCTTTATTTTCTATACATCGTTTTAATTCAATAATATTATTTATATTCAGATCTTTATCAATAGTCATTTTATATTTATATCAATAATGTTTTTTTCAATTTTTAAATAATACGATTCAAGTTTAAAATTAATTTAATTAATTAAATTAATATATGTCTAATTTTGATATAAAGTATTATAAAATCAAATCAAATGCCCTAAAACATCTAAATGAAAACAGTATACTTTGTAACAAAAATATCACAAGTTATTTTATACTCGGTAATTATCAAGAATTCTTAAATTTAATTCTACTAAGCGAAACTAAAGATTATTACGAATATATCTCTTCTAAATCACCTGTTAATCTATTTTTTGACATTGAAATTTATAAAGACACATCTGTTTACTTTGATAATCCAGAATCACTTATCGATATTATCATTAATAAAATAACAGAATACATTGGATCTAATTATAACATTAAAATAATTATTTTAGAATCTCATGACATTGATAAAAAAAAATCATTTCATATTATCTTTAAAATAACCGACCATAATAACACAGAAGTTTTATTTGAAAATGTTACTATATTAAAAAATATATATAAACTATTTAATTTTGGCTCAATACGTGATAGTAATAAAAAATATATCATTGATCCAAGTGTATATAGAGAAGGCCTCTTTAGAACAATATATAGCAGCAAATATAACGAAAATCGTCCACTTGTAAAATGCGGATTAAGTGACGACTTTGATGACATAGAAACATTTATTTGTTTTAAACAAGACAATTTTACTTTATTTAACCACGATATAAATAATAATATAGACGAAAATAGAATAGAAGAAATCATAGACATTAATACAGATGATTTTAATGAATTTAATGAAGTAGTCAATATACCAGAAGACCTGAATCAAGATGATAAAACAACTATATGTAAATTTGTTCAAAAAGAATATCATCACTTTCCAAATAGAATTAGAGACGTTTTTATAGATCAAATTCATAATTGTATCGTTGTAGCCTTAATTGAAAAATACTGCCCCTTTCTTGATAGAGAACATCGAGGTAATAATCAATATATTGTTATAGATACATCAAGTTCTAAACAAAAATGTCATAATACTGAATGTAATGAAGATAAATATAATGAAATACGATTAGAAAATTATCCAAAAGAACTTAATGAAATCATTAAAAAATGCTTAAAAATTAATCAACAAGAACTTGACTTGATTGATCATGCTATTATTGAATGTAAAAATTATATCAATGATAATTTCGATAATGGCGTTAAAGAAGTACTATTTGATAAAAAAGAAATGATTTTTCGAGGAAATGTAGCCGATAAAAGTTTAGTAGGAATTCTTAAAGGAAAATGTCCAGAATGTAATGTTGAACATCAAATTAGCGATAATGGATATTGTTTAAAATGCAAAGTCTGTTCATCTGTTTTTCCAAAAAATCAAGTCATTCCTTTAGATGATAGGTATAAACATTTACATAACTTTTGGATGAATTACAATCAACTAGTAAACCATGGTACAATTAATAATATAATAAATATTTATAATAATAATGGCGAACAAGACTTTAGTTGCGATATTAAATTAGATAACAATATCTTTAAAAATAAAGAAGTCACTAATATAATTAATCAAGTTTTAGATGGACATAAAATAACAATGATTTCAAAACTAATATTCACTATCAATAAAGATTTTGTTTATTCACGTAATAATTGGTATTTTTTTAATGGAGCCATATGGAGATGCGATAGCGATAATATAGAAATGAAAAAATGTATTATCGATTTATCTAAAATGTTTGATAAAATTAAAACATTTTATGATAATAAATATACCGATGAAACAACTATTAATTTAAATAAAAATATTAAAAGCTTAATCAACAAATTTCATAAACCCGGTTATCAAGATGATATTATTAAAGGCGCAAAAATATATAACAATAATGAATTATTTATCTCCAACCTTAATAGTAAAAAACATCTTGTACCATTTACTAATGGTGTATTTGATCTTTTAGAAAATAAATTTAGACAAACAAAAAAAGAAGATTATATTAATTTAACCGTTAATTACGAATATAAAACACAAGAAAATCCTGAAGTAAGAACTTTTTTAGAACAAGTTATACCTAATAAAGGCGTAAGAGACTACGTCCTCAAAAAAATGAGCGAATGTCTTAATGGTGATATCCCTAATACATACTTTTTAATGTTTATCGGTGACACTGGTGCTAATGGTAAAAGTCAATTGCTCAACTTAATGAAATTAGCCATGGGCGATTTTGGTGAAAAAGTTGAAGTCACATTGTTAACACGAAAACGTAATAATGCAAATGAAGCTAATACTGAAAAAATTAAATTAATGCATAAACGGTTTGCCTTTTTAAGTGAACCAGAAGATGGTGAAAAAATCAACATTGGTCTTTTAAAAGAATTAACTGGTAGTGAAGAAATAGTAGCAAGAGGTCTATATCAAGAAGCAATGAGCTTTGTTATGGAAGCAAAACTTTTCTTGGCTTGTAATGAACTTCCTGAAATTAAAGGAGAAGATACTGCATTATGGCGACGTATTCGAGTTATAGATTTTCCTTCTAGATTTTTAGATGACCCAAAAGAAGCAAATGAATATAAAATAGATAGAACACTTCCATCAAGAATGCGAGAAGATATCACATGGCGACAAACATTTATAAAAATATTATTAGATTACTACTTTATGGATGTTAAAGAACCACTCGAGGTTCAAGTTAAAACCAACGAATATCGTCAAGAAAATAACGATTTTTATAATTGGATGGATGAAAATATAGAAAAAAACAAAAATGGTATTTTAAAATTAAAAGATATATGTCTATTATACACTGGAAAACCAAAAATACCACCAAGAATGTCAAATAAAATTAAATTAGAAATAGAAAAATGGATCAAAGAAAAGCATAAAGATATTACTTTTCAATATAAAGATTCGTATTTGAATGGTGAAAGATATAGAGGATGGTCAGGATTAAATATTAAAAATGATGATGATATTTAAATTTTTTTTTATTATATAATTTATATGAATTATATAATTATTATACTTTTCGTCATTTCTATCTTTTTTGTTATACTAAAAAATCAAGAACCAAATACAAATACTATAATAAATACTATACTTAGAGGATCTGCGCGATGGGCAGCTGCAAGTTTACAAGATAAAAGTCCTATAGTTGCTGTTTTACATGCCAATTATGCAGCTGGTTATTTATGGGCACTTAAGGATTCGTTTTCTGATATAGATATACAACGAGCAACTGGTATAGATGTTGTTAAATTTCAAAAAAAAATAATCGATGTACAAGATAAATCAACTCAAATGTTAGTTAAAGTATGTCCTCAATTTGCTTCCAACATTGATATCTATTTAGGCAAAATTGCTAAAGAATATGCTTAATCAATAGATATTTCAAAATCTATAATTATTTCTATAGTATTTACATTGTTGTTAGACGTAATTTTAACATCTGTTTTTAATTCTATATCTTCATATTTTAAATTTAATCCTTTAAATAATTTATCTATTCCCATAACGTTTTCCTCTAAATTCTGTTTATACTCGATTTCCTTATTTTGCAATTCTCTTTTTAATTCGTATATTTCCCGTACTCTAATTTCTTTAATCACTTTAAATATCCACTTTCTAAATTTTTTCACTATATCATTATCATACATCATTAATAGTCTATACATTCCTTGTTCTGTAAGTACAGATTCCTTTATATCTGTATATAATATTTCATCTTTGTCAAATCTCTTTATTTCATAATTAATATCTTTTATATCAAGTAAATTACCTATTTCATTTGCTTTAAAAAATATATCATTGTATTTACCATAAACAGTCACATCAAAATTATTAAAATGTTTTATTTCATATTTAATTATATTATATATTCTATCTTTATCGTCTTTTTCTACTAAAATAGACATTTATAACAATTTATATAATAATATCTATTTGAAAACGAACATATAAAAAAAATGAATAAATATATAATAGTAATAGTTCTAATTAATGACTGTTAAAACATATATAGATAAACGTTTACATATTTTTGATTATGATGAAACATTATATATCAAAAATACATACGAAAATCAAATAGCTTATAAATATTATATTATAAATACAATTAAAAATTTAAGAAAGCAGGGTAAATTAATAGCAATGGCTTCACATAATGTAGATGCAGAATCATATTTTTATCACAGATATCCTGAAATATATCATTGTTTTGATATGTTTATATGCGAATATCCTAAAGATAAAAACATTATGGTATCTCGTATATTAGAAAAATTAAATTGTAAACCAGATGAAGCTATATTTTACGATGATAGAAAGTATAATATAAAACTAGTTGAACAATTAGGCGTATTTTGTTATTTAGTTGACGAAACTATAGGTATTAAATTTGAAGATATTTATTTTAAAGACTAATGTTTATTTAAGTTTTAAATTTTTATATAATTTTAAAATAACATTTTATTTAAGTTTTAAACCACACCACCCTCTATAACGCTCTCCGTTCAAATATGAATCTTTATATTGAAAATTAAGATGTTTAAATTTAGTTTTTATCCAACTTTCTATTTCTAATCTTATTTTATTCGATAATTTTGGATAAATAGTATCCGTATCTAAATATAACTCACATATCTTCTTTAACTTTAAAATACCATTTTTATCTAATTCTATGTTATTATTTAACCAATTATACAGCTCACTTTCTTCTTTTTCTTCATTTACAAAAGTTTTTTCACTTCCAGTTTCACTGTTTATTTCTAAATTTATCTTTATACCATTTTCTGATAATTTAGTTAAGATTTGTTCTTTTGTAATTTGTTGATAACACGATTTTAACGTATCTATCACTTTTCCAATAGTTTCAACTACGGTTTTTATAAAATCTACATCACAATCAAAAAATTCTCTATTGCTATTACACCTGTATCTATCTAATATATAATGAACTGTTCGTTCTAATAAATCTGCATTACTCGTTTTAAAATCAAGTAACACTTGGATGTCATTCATATTACCTGTTTGGAGTCCCTTGATTCGTTTTTTAACAGCATCTTTTGTTTTACCCACCTTTGTTCCACCATCAGTCTTTATCACGTAAATATGACCAGTTTTCTCTATTTCTTCATAAACCTTTTCTTTATATTTTATTAATTCAAGTTCTTTTTCTTGCAATTGTAACTCTTTTTCTTCTAACATTAATTTTTGTTCTTCAAGTTGTTTTTTCAATTCTTCTGATTCATTAAATATTATATCATCAAGAATATTTCCTGCCCATTTTCTAAATTTCTTTGCTATTTCTTTTTTTGAGCTGTAAAGTAAACGATAAACTCCTTGACTTGTTAAAAAAATAGTATCTTGAAGTGTACCATGGGGGTCGTACACTTTACGTACAACCCTCTCATCATCATCTTCGTAGTTTTGAATTGTTGTACGTATATTAACAATTCCTAATGCATTACCTACATCTGATGCTTTAAAATAATATACTTTTTTGTTATGTATATCTTCATGTAATATCGAAATAGGGTTATTTTCAAATGCTTTAACTATACAATTGTTATCTTGTTTTATTTCTATAGTATTTATAATAGGCTTTTCTTGTTTTTTAGGGCTTTTAAACATATTTAACATTATTGAAATAATAATACTGTTATTTTTAAATTAAACAATTGACTCACCAAATATATTTTGGCAGACACGTATTTTTAGTTTTTTTACATATTTTTACATTCAAATTGTTCTGCTATTTCTTTATTTGACCTAAAAAGAAGTTTATATACACCCTTTTCAGTAAGAAATATTGTATTTTGAATTCCACCAGGGGTGTAGAAATCTTCTACAACCTTGTCTATAATATTTCGTAATTTCATTTTATTTATCGTATCTCTAATATTTTTAATATCTAATAATTCTCCCATATCTTTTGCTCTAAATAACGGGTTTTCATATGTCCCATAAATAGTAATATTTAAATTTTCAAATTGTTTAACCATTAAACTAGCTTCATTAGTTACAATTTCAGTCACTTGTTTATTATTACTTTTGAACATATTTAACATTATTTATTATAATTATTAATAATGTTAACTTTAAATTAAAAATTATCAGATAATCCGTCTTCTGTAAGAAACCATGTATCTGAATATGTGTTCCAACGCCCCCAGTAGGGGCGTTGATTTTTATTTTACATTCATTGTCTAAATTTTCTTACCTTGATCTGTCTTTGCTATCATACATAAATTCTTAAATGTATCTGTATTTAACATAATAATTTCTTTATTATGACCACCTCTTGTTTCATCTGTATCTTTTTGCTTTTCCGTACGGAAAAGCAAAGTTTTATAATCTTCACTTTCTACAAAATTACTTTTTATGGTCTTCATTGCATTACCTTTATTTGCAAACCCTATCATTTTATATACATCTTCTAAATTAATTAGATAATCGTTTGTCGCGTGATAATTCATATACATATATAAATTTGTAATATATAATTGCTGTTCTTCATCTGAAAAATGCTGTTTTAATTTAATTAATAAATTATTATCTATATTATGTATCTTTTGTATATTTACAATTTCATTCTCTTGCTTATTAGGACTTTTAAACATATTTAGCATTATTTTATTATAATTGTTAATATGTTATTTTTAAATTAAAATAAATTCGCAGATGGCGTCAGTTAAACTGACTCGCAAAATTAAAAAATGATAGACACATTTTATAAAAATTTCATCTTTTTACAACTACCACCATAAGTATGGTTTACACCTAAGTACACCAAAGACCCCCGAAGATACACCGCAAGAAATGGTCGTAACGGCAAACCCCGCAAAAAAACGGATTCTTTTCTATAAATTTATTTTTTAAAATTTTTATTGTTTAAATTTTTTTTTCAAAATCGATTTGCCAAAAGGATTCCATTTTTTGCGGTGTATTGCCGTTACGACCATTTTTGCGGTGTATTTTACCGGGGTCTTTGGTGTACTTAGGTGTAACCCATACTTATGGTCGCATGTTATTTTTATTGATTTTTCTTAGTTTTTTTAAAGAATAATTAACAATTAAAATACATACAAAACACAAAAAAGATAGATGATTTGTTGTGTTTTAAAAATTTTTATTTTTGCAAATTTCCTTAGTGTTTTTTTGATAAAAAAATCCTATTTTTGAGACGGTAAACACCTCTTTTTCAAAAAGTTCATTTTCTTGTCAAAAAAGTTCACATGTCGGTGGCAAACTGATAGGTTTTGAAAAGTGTAAAATTCATCGAGGCAAATTTTTTTTCTAAATTTTTCGCTAATTTCCTTAACTTTTTTTTAGTGAAAATCCTTAAAAATCAAACCATAATTGATACATTTCTAAAAAAGACAAAATCGGTCATTTTTTACTAATTTTCCTTATTTGTCGTTTGAAAAAGTAGTTTTTAAAACACTAAAAAAATCATGGTAACAATTTTTTTTAAAATAAATTAAAATTTTTTGCTAAATTTCTTAACAAAAAATTAAGGATACACCACTAAAACCCACACCATAAATGACACTTTTTTAAAAAGTCAAAAATCAAGATTTTTTGTAAAAAAAACTCTAAAAAAACACGTATGTCCGTTTGGTTTTAGAGTTTTTTAGAAAAAGTCAAAAATTATGGTCTCAAAAATTTTTTCAAAAAAAAACCCCACTGCAAATCGATTTTTCGACTTTTTTTATCTAAAAACCACACCATAATTAGAAAATTTCCGAAAAAAGAGGTTTTTGAAAAAAGATTTCAAAAAAAAACCGCACTGCAAATCGATTTTTTCAAAAAAAAATGTTAAAAATCAAACGGACATTTGGAAAATGTCTAAAAAACACGTTTTTAGAAAAATATGTTAAAAAATGTATTTTAAGCTATATTTTGTTTATTTCCCAAAAACAAGAGCATTTTTAATTTAAAGAAATACAACATTACATTTTAATGTATTATTTAATAGTTAATAAGCAATCACTTACAACTCATTATGTATACGAATCTTCTTCTGGTCCTGATTATAATTTTATGAGTTATTATACAGATGATATTTATGATCATATCAATATTCCTGATGAATTATTAAATTATACATCAGTTATTAAAGCTGGGAAAGTAGATGAAACTATATATTTACATGTAACGTACGAGGATAAATTGTCTGTTGACACAGAAACATGGAAACAGATACGTCTAACACGTAATGAATTATTACAACAATGTGATTTTTATTTAATGATTGATTATCCTATAAATGAAATTTGTAGACAAGAATGTATGATTTATCGACAAAAATTAAGAGATATTCCTCAAAATTACCAATCTCCATTTGAAATAGTTTGGCCAGTGTATCCTAGTTTTTTTACATTCAATAACAACTTTGAAAACAGATAAAGAAAAAACTAGTAAATTTTAGTACAAAAAATCAAACCATAAAACACTAGTAAAAATCTAATTTTTTACATTTTTGCCACGATAAATAAAAAATCATATACCACCCCATATGATTTTTTATCAAAAACACCTAAATTCAGGAAATTTCCCATTCTACGTAATGTATAGTTCTACCTAACCATTTTGTTCTATTGACATTGTTACCATAAGTGTCGTGGTCTTTGTAATAAATTAAACAATAATCGTCTTCATCTTCGTTGCGGTTTAAATAGTGAAAAGTTAGAACTTTTACTGCATTATATAAATCTAAACGTTCTTTTTCGGTTAATGAACCTATTGTTCTAGTATAATGTAATTTGGCATACCATAAAATATCACATCTCATATAATTCCCAATTCCAGCTATTAATTTTTGGTCTAATAAAACAGCTCCTATTTTAGATCGAGGTTTATTATTAATTCTTGAATAAAATTGATCATATGTCAAGTTTTCGTCTAAAACATCAGGACCTAAATGACTAATAGCATTTATATAATCTATTTTATTAACATAAATGTTCATCTTTCCAAAATTTCTTGTATCATTGTAGTAAATTTCGAGGTTGTTTTCAATACTAAATAGTATTCGTGAATGTTTAATCTTTTCAGTGTCCCAATATCCTGTCATACCATGCGTGAATGATAACCAAATCGATTTGTCATTACATCTGATTTCAATAAAAATTGTTTTACCTTTGACTACAATATCAATTACTTTATTTTTATCAGATAATCTTTTTTCTAAACAATTCCAATTTTCTGGAGGTGTTTTTTCATATTTACCAGATAGAATTTCAATATTTGTAACTGTTTTATTTAGTAACGATGTCTTGACGAAATTGTAATATTCACGAACTTCAGGACTTTCTGGCATATATGTAGTTTTTATTCAAAAAAATACATATTTAAAATAATATTCAATTTTTATTATACTTTTTAGACGAATTTATTGATGTGTATTTTTATATTCTTCAAAATCTTGTCTTAATTTTTCAAGTTCAGCTATTGTTTCTTGAAGTGCTTTTGTAAGATATGGTGTAATTTTACCATAATCTAAACCATAATACAATGGGTTACCTTCTTTATCAACTGGTTCATCATGATCATGATCTGAACATTCACATAATACACCATTTGATATATTTTCTAATGTACATTCGCAATGTGAATAATTTGTAAAATTAGGTCTTAAGTTTGGCAATATATCATACATCTCTTGTGCAATAAATCCATAATCTGGTCTATTATCACTTCGCCACGTGAATTCTACAGGACGCATTTGTTTTACAATATTTATACTGTTACTCATATTAACAACATTTTCTTTTAAACGTCTATCTGATGATGTATTATATGTAACTGCTGATGCACCATTTCCACCAATATTTCCTCTAATCACACCTGCAGAATTGTAAAATTGTATAATATTATTACCGTCACTCCATGGTTTAAAAGTAGCACCATCTTGACTTTTACCTCCATTAAATGAACTTGGTGCCGATATAACGTGTAAAGCCCCATTTCCACCAGCATCAACTCCACCAACACATAACAAACTAGATACCGAACTACCTTGACTATTAGCAATAGCTACATTACCATTATTTCTAAATGTTGTAACATTTTGAACTGCGGTTCCAGACGATCCAACAATACCGTTATATGCCTGAATAGTCAAATTTTGATTAAACCTTTGGAATGACCATGCTGAACTAGTTGAACTCATAGTAACTGTACCGGATCCATTTATATATCCACCCATAGCTATTTCAGTATTATCAGAATTATATGCCCCAATACTCAATGTGGGATTTGTTAAGTCACTACTACTGAATAACTCTAATTTAGGGCTAGCAGTAAAACTTGCTGCTGTTCCTACTACTTGTAATCTTGATGATCTTGCTGTTCCATCCACATGTAACTTAGCTGTTGGACTTAACGTACCTATACCAAAATTACCACGTGAATCAGAACACCAACGTGTCGTACCTGCACCCCATGTACCACTATATGCATTTAATGCCCCACTTCCAACAGCAAAGTGGAATCCGTTTACATCTGCCGTACCAAGTTGCAATCCTCCATTGACATGAAGAGTTGCTTGTGGACTAGCAGTACCTATACCTACACTACCACTCTCTGTAATTCTCATTTGTTCTGTTACAACATTACTTGCATTTGATTTACCAAAACGAATACCAGCAGTTTCGGAGATTGCAAGACCCAATTGATTAATAATCCACGATTCTCCACCACCACCACTTCTGTTCCATTGTAAATGAAGACCCTGTTGAGTAATTGTATTATTACCACTAAATGAACCACCACCATTTACATTCAACGTTGATCCTGGAGTAGAAGTACCAACACCTACATTACCTCCATATCCTTGTAAACATAAATTCTGTACCCCACCACCACCATAATCGTAAGCAAATATATTACCTACACTACCAGTATTGTTAAACGCTAATCTTTTATGAGATGCTAAACTTGCAATATATAAACTGTGACCAAAAGTATCTCCTCCTGTAATCAATACAGATCCATTACTACCAACACCACCAGGACCAGTAAATCTTCCATTACCTGCAACATCTAATTTAAAAATTGGACTATTGGTACCTATACCTAAATTACCAGTTGATGTTATCGTCATACGTTCAAGACTATTTGTATTAAATCTCATTTCTGATGTAGTTGCATTTCTATAAATTTGAGTTGTAAAATCATCTCCGAAATCTAAAGCAGCACCACTACCACCTAGACGCATAGCACCTTGAACATGTAATGGTCTACTTGGACTAGAAGTACCTATACCTATATTTCCAGATGTTGCAATTGTAAACCTGGTATCAGTTGTTGCTGTTGAACCAACTGTACCATCACATTTTATTATATTAAATCCATTAGATGTTTTACCAAGTAACCAACTAGTACTTGTAGTTGACATTTTCGGTAATCCAGATGTATTATAATATGCACCAAAACCAACTCCAATATTATTGTTATCATATGCACTCGCGAAATATAAAGGGTTAACTAAATCTGATGTACCATACATCTCAATATGAGGTAAATTAACGAAGCTACCTAATGTACCAATAATTGATTGATTACTAGTCAATAAATTTGGAATAGTTGCATTTGAAACATTAACATTACTTAAAGCTAATGCACCCGCACTTAAATTAGTTGCCACGACATTTGTTGATGTAATGTTTGTAGAATAAACTGCGCCTGTAGTAAGTGACGTACTTGCACGAATAGTTCCAGATACATCTAATTTGGTTCCAGGACTACTAGTACCTATACCTACATTACCTCCATTTAACGTCATTGTTTGAACATTATTTGAATATAAATATAATTTACTATTAGCACCTGCATCAAATTGAATAAACATATCTTTATCTGAAGCAAAAGTACTATTTCTAATAACCCTCATATCAGCGTATATATCATTTGTTGCAGTATCAAATCCAGATGATGCTACAGCTCCAGTGAAAGTTAATTTACCTGCAAATCTTCCTGTTCCATTAACATCTAAAGTGTAAGCTGGACTATTAGTACCTATACCTACATTACCTGTACTTGCCATTACCATTGATGACGTACCTGATCCGTTTACTTGAAAATGCAAACTTCTGTTATTATTAAAATGAATAATTCTTGATGTATAATCAATACCAGAATAACCAAAATCAATATATGAAGAATTTATTGAACCATTTGATCCACTATTTAATTGTATACCAGAATTACCATCACCACCAACACCCATAGATATACCGTTTCCTGGTGTAGAATTAATTAATCCAGCTACATGCAATGCTGAACCAGGAGCAGTAGTACCTATACCTACATTACCTGCCCCATTAATAACCATTGTTCTTGAACCATATAATCCTAATCCTAAATAATTAGATGACGATCCTGTTGTAACATTACAAAAAGATAATTCAGACTGGTTATTTGTACTAGCTGCTCTACCAAATGTAATATATCTTTCCGCATTATTACCTGCCATCCCAGAATCTAAAGCTGATATTAATCTACCTGTGTCTATATCTGTACTACTACCAATTAAAACACCTCTAGTAGTATTAATCCTAGCTGTACCATTAACGTCTAAAGTGTAAGCTGGACTAGTAGTATTTATACCTACATTTCCACTTTCTGAAATCACCATTCGAGTAAGAGCACCGGGACCAGTACTAGTTAAGAACTCTAAACGCCCTGCATCATCCCATCCTAATAATCCATCGACTGCTTGTGATGTTGAACGTATCATAGCACTATCAACGCCACGATTTAATGATTTCC